GTTATATTAAGTATATTTTCCAGCATCCCTTACCGGGTAATGGACCAGGACCTATTCCTGGCGATGGTGAGGGAGCTGGCAGGTGATACCTGCGGCCAGTACGAATTCACATTAACCATGGGACTGGCTTATCAAATCTCGGGGATCTGTGTGTAGGTGTCCCCAAGCGTGTCCGCAATAAGGCGTTATAACCGAATGATGAAATGAGAGAGTGCATCATGGGCGACCGGGGCATGCTAGAAAACAGGAGCACTATTTAGTGTATATCGTGGCTAAACCGCCTGGGATTCAGTTCCAAATAGGGTCTGCCACCTCTCCGACGTATAAGTTAGCATGGGTGTGCTTGCTTTAAGACGTCGCTAATTAATTACACCTGCTACAAAAACAAACAATAATAGGAGAAATAACTCCTCCAAAAATTCGGGCAAGAACATGCCTAGGCGACAAAACAGTACAGCCGCAAATGTTCAACAACGTACCTATCCCGCGGCACGGTCATATTCCATTGTACCGCGACCACCTGTGATCAAGCAGGACGGGAGAATCACCGTCATATCAGGACATGAACAGATATCGACGGTAAATGGGTCGGTGTTGTTCTCATCGAGCGCAACCGCTGTTAACCCTGGTCTTTCATTGTACACTTGGCTCTCCGAGCGCTCATTGGGCTGGGAGAAATATATGTTCAAAAGGTTTGATGTGATATACATCCCTGCTGAGGCGGTAACCACTACTCCCGGATCAATTTATTTGGCCGCGGAGTATGATCCTAAGGATGCCGCACCAGTTTCACTGGCAGCTATGTCTACTTATGAAAACCAGGTCAGTGGCCGAGTCTTCGAATCCGTGAGATTAAAATTTAATCCACGTAGAATGAATGACTCTGTTCGACATAAGCTGATTAGGCAGGGGCCAATCAGTGGAGATCTCAGTGTCTATGATTCGGGGAGAATTATTGTCAGCACAATTTCCTGTAGCGATGCATCCGCTATAGGTCAACTTTGGGTTGATTATGAAATTGATTTAATTTCCCCTCAAGTAGGACCTGTAACACCTTCCCCCACCAACAACAATGTTTACCAGAATACGGCTCTTGCTCTAGCGAGTGGTGTTGTTACTATCGTTCCATGGGATACCACCATCTTGGACGGTCTGGGTTTGACCAATGCAAGTGGTGTTTTTACCATGCCATATGGTGCTTATGTACTTAGTGGGCATGTGGTTCTAAATAACACCGCTGCTGAATTGACAACCTTACAGATCGTCTTTTACAAGAATGGCGTGATAACACCATCTACCCAAGGGAGTTTATCAATGGTGACAACAGTTGTTAACGGGAGACTGCAAGTCTCCTTTCAGGGCTATTTTACTTCGGCTGGATCGGACACTTTGTCTGTCCGAGTTACTGCTTCTGGAGCAATAGGGACTTTATCCACAGTGGCTGGATACTCTGTGCTCAGGATACAAGTCGTTTAGATTAGCTCTTTACCTAATATTGTGAATTTGGAGAACTCACTAATATTGGAAGAATCATTAACTGCCTTGCAGGATCTAGTTAGATTATTGGTTATATATGAGATGAGGTACCTACCTGTTGATGTAGGGCCAGGCATTGCCTGGCACGGCGCGATAATGCCACCCCGCGCTTAATTAAATTAGGGTGAATTCTGAGGATGAGAATACTTAGCCCATTTGGCTATAACATTCCAGGGCGATATATGAAACATTTTGATTTATGGATGGTTGGGAACTAGCTGTTCATTTAATGCAAAGTATCGCTATCAATGGCGGCGTATTTACGTCGGGGGCCATGGTGTCAAAACCGAATCCCTTAGCCTGCAGGCCTGTATAACGAGTGTAAATCAGGCCAAAGTTTATCACTTGCAGAAACTTTAAATTTTTCGTCCTCCAAAACCGGTGGGGGCAAAGGCACCGGTAACAGTTCCGCTTCTTCAGGAAGCGGTGGAAAAGGACCTGTTCGAAATAAGAACAAAGGAAAAAGTAGTTCCTCATCGAGTAATCTTGCGTTGAAAGGATTGACAGATTCTTTGCAGAAACAGCAAGGAGACATCGACGCTTTGAAAGATATGCTCAGAGCACGTATAGATGAGGCTGACTTATCGTGGGATTTTGACACCCAAGAAATCAATGTCTGTGATCTGCAGACATATGATGACTCTTACAGTGGTGTCATCCTGCGCGAGCCTCTCGTCACTAGTGCACTAAGTGCGGTGGGAACTGGCTTTTTCTCATATTTTAGCAAGCGATCTGGTGTTGCTGCGGCAGTTGGGGCCATCTCCGGGCTTCTTACTTATGGCATCACCAGTTATTATTCGGACCCCGTCATCAGCAGGGAATTGTATTACCGTGTCAGCAAAGTGGCACAGGAACTTGTTGATGAGGGTTCGGATGATCCTCGCCCATCTTATGATGTGTCACGAGCCTTGGTTGATGGCATCGTGTATGAATGTACTCCGTTCGTGCGCGTTACCAGGGCTAGCGGTAAGCAAAGTGACCATTTTTCACTCGGCCTTATGGATCCCGACCGTGAGGTATTATTGAAGTTGGACATCTTTAGAAATGTCAGCTGGTTTGTCTCTAAGCCAGTGGATCAGTTGATTAATTCGGCTATGGTTAAGGAGGTGCTCACTCGCCGTACTTTACCAGAAAAGTCTTCGAGCAGAGTTCGTCGCATTCTTGCCACCCACGACCGTATATGTGGGGCGACAGAACTACTTTTATCCACTGGACGTAGTGACTTTCGGGATTCCAGCCTTATGTGTGAACTTGTCGTTAATCGATCCACTTGTTTAAACGAGAGGGGCAGCAGCGAAAGATCCTATTCGGATATCGCGCGAGCGACCCTAACATTAATTTTTCTTATGCCCCAGTTAAGAGAACTTTTACTGTTGGTCGCCTCAAAGCGCGTTCTCTTCTGGATAGGACGCCAGTTGCAGCGTCCCTTCCTTGGCTACTAAAAGACAGCGTGCTGCCAAAACCAGATCCAAAATGTCCAATAAATGTTGTTTCTGGTTGCACGAAACGGTTTGCGTTTGAGCCACCAAGCGTAAGCAGGAAAACTATCAAGAGGATGACAAGGTTCACGGAGATGTTTACAGATCATCTCATTAAGACGGGCTTATTGACAACACCGGGCGTCGATGAGTATTTAAGTTTTGAGGAGTGGTTAGAAGTTACTGACTACTCCCAGGCCCGGAAACAGGAAATTCGGGATGCTCTTTATGAAGAGCACCAAGATACCAAAGTCTTCAAGAGGTATAGAGTCGACACTCATGTGAAAGATGAGTTTTACGACGAGGCCAAGCCGTTGCGGCTGATCAATGCTCGAAATGATTATGCAAAAGCAATACTTGGTCCTATTATTAAGGTTATTGAAAAGCGCGTGTGTAAGTTACCATGGTTTATCAAATACATTCCAGTAAGCCAACGGCCAGCGACGTTGCAGGATGTGTTAGAAACACCGGGGATGCAATATGCATGCACTGACTATACCTCATTTGAAGCCCAATTTATCCCATCAATATTACGTGCCTTAGAACTGCCAATGTACAAGATCATGTCTAAGAATTACTGTGATCAGTCTGTATTTCTTAAGTTGTTCAATGATGTTCTGGCTGGAACCAATGATCTGAATGTCTGTAAGATGTTCAGTGCTAAGGTCCCAGGAGTTAGAATGTCTGGCGAGATGGATACATCACTCGGTAACGGGTGGTGTAATTTAGTATTATTCATGTATGTTTTGTGGGATAAAGGAGTGCCATTTAAAGATCTCTTTCATATAAGAGGCTTTGTGGAAGGTGATGATGGTTTGTTTGTTCTACCCAGACACCTGTTGCCAGCGGAAGGGGATTATTCTATCCTAGGATTTAAGATTAAAATTATAGTAGTCGATAGTTTAAATCTTGCCTCTTTTTGCGGTAACATATTCGCTCCAGGAGATGACATTGTGGTCACGGACCCGATCAAAATGTTGTCGAAATTAGGCTGGTGCAGTAGGAAGTACATGGCTGCAGGAGTGCCCGTGCAACGGGCTCTCCTTCGTGCCAAAGCACTTTCCATTGTCCATCAGTATAATGGTTGTCCACTCTTGTCTGTTGCGGGCAGAAGGTTAGTTGAACTGACGAACGGTGTCAGGTTCAGGAAGGATTTTGTTAAGAATGTAGTTGGTTCTTACAAATTCACCGAGTACGCAGTAGACACAGAGCTCCCACCTGAGAAAGTTCCTTCGTTGGATACTCGATATATAGTCGAGGATCTGTATGGTATCACAATTTCTCAGCAAATAGAGATTGAATCGCGGTTGAGAGTCATGGGACTCGGCGAATTCGATCTGGGCATCGCATCCCCCTGGGCTGATAATTATTTTGACTATGTTGACTCTTATCCTGAGGTCAACCCAGTTGATTTAGCAATCACCCTACTCGATCTAAAATTTCATTATCTTTCAAATGGTAACCAATCTTTGAGATGGTCCATTAATGATTTTTAGATTGAGGACCTGGCGTAGTGGCCATAAATCACACATTTGACAGAAGTAGCAGCTTTGGCTGGGAACATACCTGCAAATGGAGTGCGTTAATTGACAGTAGTAGCAACTTCGGTTGGGAACATATCTGCAGTTAACACGAGTGCAAGCAATAGCATTATACCACTACAAACTACGGCTTCCTTACTTCGTTTTTCAGCGAGGGGTTTTAA